GGGAGAGACTGCAGATGCACTATCAGTGTTCGATCACGTTAAAGTTCTTAACTTAGCATCTAAATATGTGGACAGTGCTTGCTCTAAGACATGTAATGTTGGAGACGATGTAACATGGGAACAGTTCAAGGATGTATACATGGCGGCTTACGATGGAGGTTCATCAGGTTGTACTACCTTCAGGGCTTCAGGTAAGAGATTTGGCATACTCAATGCGGCAACGTCAGAGGATGCAGTAGTAGAACCAGAGGTAGATGAAGATAACTTCATTGACGAAGGTGGAGCCTGTTACTTTGACCCTGCTACAGGTCTTCGTACTTGCGAATAAGCTTGACAACAACAGTATATATATGATACTATTAGGGAGGTTCTTAACAGTTCCTCCCTTTTGCTAAACAGGAGAAATAATGACCCAACAAAAACCAAAGATTAAGAGCAAGAAAAGAGAGACTACTTACAAAGGTGCTTCTAGTAAAAGGACATCTGGCATTACACCCAAGAATGATAATCAAAAACTATTAATTGATTCTATAAAGTCATCTTGCCAAGTAATTGTATTTGGTCCTGCAGGGACAGGTAAGACTTATGTAACAACTACAATGGCGGCTGACCTATATACAACTAAAGCTATTCATAAAATTGTAATTACAAGACCTATGGTTTCAGTTGGAAAAGAAATTGGTATTCTACCAGGAGATTTAGGAGAGAAGGTAGCTCCTTGGTCTTTACCAGTGCTTGATGTTTTAATTAAACACCTAGGAAAAGGTGCAGTTGAAACAGGTATTAAAAACGGTAACATAGACATGGCTCCTTTAGCCTTGATGAGAGGTCGTTCGTTTGACAATGCTTTCATCATTTGTGATGAAGCTCAAAACATAACAACACATGAGCTTAAGATGTTACTTACTAGGGTAGGGGAAGGCTCTACTATAGTTCTTAATGGAGACATACAACAAACAGACCTTAAAGAAGGAGATGGTCTAACCAAGATTACCCACCTAGCTAAGAAATATAGCTTACCAGTACCTATAGTTGAGTTCACACTAGACGATATCGTAAGATCAGATATCTGTGCACAATGGGTTAAGGTATTTTATGCAGAAAAGATATGATTCCCAAATGTTCATGGTGCGGAGACAGCACACTAAAAGGTTTTAAATGTAAACTATGCGGAGAGAAGACTATGGCTAAGAAGAAAAATGAAGAAATAGTGAGAGAACCACAACACTACTCACGTTGGGTAATAGAACCCATTGAATTTATAATGCGTAACAAGTTTGAGTTCTGGAGAGGTAACATAATAAAGTATGTTGTTAGAGCAGGGTTTAAATCCTATGAGGGTAAAGACTCTACTGAATCAGAAATTATTGATTTAGAAAAAGTAATAAGGTACTCAGAGATGCGTATAAATCATTTAAAAGGTAAGGATAAGTTATGAAATTTGTAGTAACAGTTATACTAATTGCATTAGCTTTAACAATAGGTGTGCCTATGACTGCACACTCAGCTGATATCACTCACAGTGATTCTCAGATAATTCTTGAGGGTAAGATTAAGAATGATGACTACAAAGAGTTACAGAGAGTTGTAGATAGAACAGGTATAAAGTCTATACGACTTAACTCTGATGGAGGAGCTGCTATAGAAGGTTATCAAATAGGCTATACTATACGTAAAAACAAGATGAGCACTGTAGTCAAGAGAGGGGATAGATGCCTCAGTGCCTGTGCTGTTGCCTACTTAGGTGGTACAAAGAAGTATAACTACGGTATCCTAGGCTTTCATGTAGCTTGGGCTCAACAATCAGGTATAGACTTTAATGATGGTATGAAAGCAGGTCAACTCTTTGGTTCTATAGACGCTATCTACTCTTTTAATATGGGCTACACAGCCCAACTTAACTTTATTGTATCTCAGATAACTAGTAAAAAAGACTTTCTTGTACTTAGTCTAGACGATCTAAAACTATTTGAAATGGAAGATAAAGAATACACACATTTTCAAGAACTACCTAAAAACTGGATGTCTGACAGACTTTATAACCCACTTAGACTTCACCTACTAACAGGAGGCCGATAATGGATAAATGGAAATGGTGGTTCGTCACTAACTCAGGTATCTTAGCCTTAGTTATAGGTCACATTAAGTTTGATCTATTTAATCAATTATTAACATCAGATAGTACATACCTTACTTTTCTTATAATTGCTATCTCTATAGCAACATCAGCATCTATGTTCTTTAAAAGAACTGATATGCATTGGTTTGCATCAGACGCAGTTTTATCTATAGGTATGGTAGGAACTCTATTTGGTTTTCTTATGGTGTTAGGTCAAAGCTTTACAGACATAGACACAAGCTCAGTAGAGAGTATGACAGATGCTATCGGTATATTGGCTACTGGAATGTCTACAGCTCTTGTAACATCTCTTGTAGGTCTTATAGCTTCCTTGTGGTTAAAGCTACAGCTAGTTATACTAGGAGATTGATATGAGAAAATACAGCAGTAATCTAGCCTTTGTTGACCTATTATTCAACTTGCTTGTTGGATTTACTAGCCTGTTTGTTATTGCATTCTTACTAATTAATCCAATAGCTAAACAAGGGGTAGTTGATCCACCTGTAAAAGTTATGTTTGAGATATCGTGGGATGATAAAAGTTATCACGATATAGACTTATACTTAAAAGGACCTGACAATCAAGTTGTGTACTACGCAAATAAATCTAATGGTTATATAACTTTAAAAAGGGATGACTTAGGTTTTCAAACAGATACATACGAAGTTAACGGTAAGATAGAAATAGTAGAACGTAATTATGAGATTACTACTATGTCGAGTTTACCTGATGGAGATTATATAGTCAATGTTCACTTCTATGCAAGAGGTAAACGTAGACCTACTGATCCTGTCAATATTAAAGTAGCTGATTTAAGTCAAGAGGTATCTGTACGGGTAACAAGTATACAACCTTTTAAAATAATAGCTGATACATCTACGATACTTAAATACTTTCAAGAAAGAACTATACTAGTTTTTAAAGTAAAAGATGGTAAAATTGTAGAAGTAAGGGATGACATACAAGTCAGATTAAGAAAGAAACATGCACAACAGGGAGGTGGGTTCTGATGACTAACATATATATAGTGTACTTACTACTAAGCACTTTTGTAGTATTTCTAATGTTCTACTCTAGGCTAAATGTATTCGTCAAAGCTTTAGCTTTATCGGCTACAATTCTTTTAGGTTTACTTACACAGGCTCACTACATACTACAGCTAGGTAAACCTATAGAAAAGTACCCTTCAGACGAATTTGTTTATGTTCATCATATGTCTGAAGTAGACAAAATATATGTTTGGATATGGACTAATGAAGCAGGTAATAGACTACACGTAATACCTTACAATCAAGACACAGCTGAAGAGTTGCAAAAAGGTAAGGAAGAACAGCAAAAAGGCTCTACCCAAAAAGGTAAGTTTTCTAAAGCTAAAGACGGCTCTAACAACCCAGGTCTCATGATAGACACTTGGAAAGGACCGAAGAATTTAAATAATAAATAAAGGAAAATATAGTGACTATATTAGAAATGGCTAAGAAGACTATCAAAGAAACAACTAAGGTTGCGGCGAAGGAGCCTAAACCAGAACCTGCAATGCTACCTCCTGGCTCTTACCTAAGAGAACACGGTATGCTTATGCTAATAGATAAGTTTGATCAAGAGAAGATCATGCCTCTAGTAGCTGCCATATACGAATACAATTTAATGCCAGAAGATTTAAGACCAGATCAAATTACATTAATAATCAACAGCCCAGGAGGTTCAGTACACTCAGCCTTCCACCTTATTGATGCAATTAAAATGTCAGAGATACCTATAGTAACAATAGGTAAGGGTCTGGTAGCTTCCTGTGGTGTGTTAACTATAATGGCAGGAGATAGAAGACTACTCACCCACAACACTTCTGTTATGTCACACCAATACTCATGGGGTTCAAAAGGTAAAGAACATGAATTACATGCAATGATTA